CTGGACGTTTCTTGTCCAATGGAGTAGGTGATGCTAGCCCTGAGTCTGTCGGGGTTTCGTTTTCCCCGGAAAGCCTAACCCCGACAGACTCAGGGCTAGCATCACCTACTCCATTGGACAAGAAACGTCCAGCAGAACCCCCAGCGAAAGTGCTTTTGGAAAAGCTCTACAAGAAACCGTTGAGTGGTCGCCGTTATTCTCAGATTCATACTCTGATGATGAACTTAGACACTTACTCACTGAGTCAATTAAAGACGTTAAACCATCATCTACGCCAGGGTTTCCCTACGGAGCAGTCTATTCAAGCAATTCTCAACTCTTCGCCGAAAGGCAAGCAGAAGTTGTAGACGCTACATTGGATAGACTAAAGCTGATGATCACTACTACAGAGATCGTTGACGACCCCGCTTGGTATTACCAGAACAACCTACATGGTTTGGTTCATCCGTTTGAGAAGGATGAGCCACATCCACCTAGGAAAGCTGTTTTGGGAAAGTGGAGAATCGTTAACGGTTTATGTATTATTGACCAACTCATCGAGAGAGTCCTTTTTAGGCCTTTCGTTGATCAGCTGAAATCTCTGTATCCCTGTTCTGCTGCTGTAGTCGGTGTAGGTTTCTCTGACGACCACTCCTCCCTGTTATCCTCTGAAATTGTGGATTCCTTCACTATGTCTCGTACATACGCGATGGATGTTTCAGGTTGGGAGAGGTCGTTAGGACGTAATTTGTTGATCGCAGCTTCTGAGTTGTTGATTGCCCGTATTAGAAACCCACAGAATTACAAGTGTGTGATTCATTGTATTAGATTACATATTCGCATGCTTACCAACCCCCTTCTGATTGTCCCGTCAAGTGATAGGACGTCCTATGAGTTGGTGGCCCGATCGAACCCTTCAGGTATGCTTTCCGGGTCCTACATGACCACTACGTATAATACACTTTCTAGAGTGTTAATTGCGTATGATTGTGGGGCCCTTTCAGTGAAAGCTGCCGGAGATGACTCCATTGAGGAGTTACCGTGTTCAATCGAGGAATACCGCCGACGTTATGAAGAAGTGGGTTTTACTCTGAGGGAAGTCGAACTATTGGACAACAACAACATCAAGTTCTGTAGTCATCATTTTAGGAGAGTTGGAACCGAGTCTTGGGTAGCATCGTTGGAGTCATGGCCCAAGGCGCTCCATAGTGTACTAAGCAAGAAGATAACACCTGAATTGCGTAGTGCCTTTCTGTACGAAGTCCGTCACAACCCCAATAAGGTTGCTTTGGCCACGGCTTTAGAGGAATATGGAGAATTCGTATTGCCACAAACGGGGGTTAGTGGCAAAGAAATCGAATTAAACAATGGCAAAGAACAAGAACAAACAAAAGAAAACTAGAAGTAAGAAGAACTCGTCTGTAAAGGCGGATCTTTCTTATGCAAAGCCAGGAAACTCGCAAGGGTCTATTGGCAATGTAACTTCTAGCGTACTATCAAACCAAACAGCTGGACTATGTAATCCGTGGTCCCCACATGCCAAAGGTTCAAAGGTACCTGACTCTGAAAACAGTAAGTCGGTGCCTTATACCATGGTGTGGCATAAGAGTTTAACTACTGATGCCAATGGCGCTTTAGCCGTCAATGTGAGGGGCAGGATGGCTAGTTCTCTGAAGCAAGCCTCGCTCATGACTAGTTCACAAGTCACGACCTGGGATGCTGATGAGAACGTAACCAATTACTCGGAATACTCCACGG